CATTATTAGGTGCTTCAGTAGCGACATTATTAGGTGCTTCAGTAGCGGCATTATTCGCGGCATTATTAGCGACATTATTCGCTACATTATTAGGTGCTTCAGTAGCGACATTATTAGCTACATTATTAGGTGCTTCAGTAGCGACATTATTAGCTACATTAGTAGTTTCTTCTGTAGTTTGAAACAAAACATTAGCAACAAGAACATCTTCATTTCCTTCACTTTGTTTAACTATTTTTAGTGATGTTCCGTGAACATTTGGAGAAACCATTACATCGCCACTGTTATCTATTGGTAATACTTCATCGGTATTTACATTATTATTTGGATCATTGTAGTATAAAGCATATTGTTTATCTCCAGAAAATATGATAGGTACATCTTGAGAGTTCGAAGGTAAAGATATAGTTTTATCTTCGGGAATATTATCTAGATCAATAACTGGTTGTTGAAGATTATTTTGAAAACTTTCGCGATCTGGTAATGTGAAATAAACAACAAGAGATAATACAATTAGTATAATTACTAATATAGTTAATAAAGTATATTTGACGTCAAACATTTTATACAATAATCTTAGAAAAATATATGGAAGAATTACAACTAAAAGATTATAAGATTTATTTGAATTTACTTAATCAATTTCGCGACATTCAAGAAATGTCATTTGATGAATTTGAAAAAATATATAATAGTGTTAATAAAACAACAAATATATATGTATATAAGGAAAATGACACTATCATTGGTTGTATTTCACTTATTATAGAACAAAAATTCATAAATAATAATGGTCGTGTATGTCATATTGAAGATTTAGTCATCCATAAAGAACATAGAAAACAAGGTATAGGTAGTGCTATGTTAAGTTTTGCCAAAAAAGAGGCTAAAAAGGTGGGCTGTTATAAAGTAATATTAAATTGTGATGTTGCGTTTGTAGATTTTTATAAAAAAAATGATTTCAATATTTATTCAAATGGTATGAAATATATAACATAATATAAACTATTTAAAACATTAGTCCAAGTATTTATTAAATATTCATAAACATGACTGACGTAGTTTATGAATCCTTTGAAGATATGAACATTAAAGAGAAGCTCCTAAGAGGCGTATTTGCCTATGGTTATGAGAAACCAAGTTATATTCAATCCAAGGCAATTGTTCCTTTTATTGAAGGAAATGATGTTATTGCTCAGGCACAATCAGGAACTGGAAAAACGGCAACATTTTCTATAAGTCTCCTACAAAAAATCGATGAAAATGTGAATGAAACACAAGCTATCGTATTGTCGCATACACGAGAACTTGCTTTACAAATTAAGAATGTTATTAAAAACCTAGCGAGTTATATGAATATATCAATTAATTTAAGTGTTGGTGGAACAATGATTAAAAATAATGTAGATGAACTTAAAAGGCGTCCTCATATTGTTATTGGTACCCCTGGTAGAGTGTTGGATATGCTTAATAAAAATCATATTTCGAAAAATTCGCTAAGGATGCTTATACTTGATGAGGCCGATGAATTACTATCACATATTTTCTTGAGTCAAATCCACGATATTTTTAGACTTCTACCAAATGATATCCAGGTTGGACTTTATAGTGCTACAATGACACCCGATTTCTTTAAACTTTCCAACAATTTTATGCGAGATCCTATTAAAATTCTTGTTAAAAACGATGAATTGACATTAGAGGGTATTAGACAATATTATATTGATTTAGAAAAGAATGATTATAAATATGATACTTTATGTGATTTGTATAGTATGATTTCGGTTTCTCAATCAATTATTTATTGTAATTCACGTCGTATTGTGGAGATTTTAAATAATAAATTAACAAATGATGATTTTTCGGTTTCGATGATCCACGGAGACATGCCACAAACTGAAAGAAATAAAATTATGGATGACTTTCGCAATGGTGTTAGCCGGGTATTGATTTCTACCGATTTACTTTCGCGTGGTATTGATATTCAGCAAGTATCGATTGTAATCAATTATGATGTTCCCCAATCGGTAGATAATTATATTCATCGTATAGGTCGTAGTGGGCGGTTCGGACGTAAAGGGGTATCAATTAATTTTGTTACTGAATACGACAAAAGTAAAATCGAAGAGTTGGAGAAATATTATTCGACACAAATTATGCCACTTCCTAACTTGGCTGAATTAAATTTAGGTTAAATACTACTTATAGTTTAAATAAGTATAGTTTTTATACGACATACTTTTTATTATATTTTTATTTATTATGGAAAAAAATATCGATTACGATATTGAACAATATTGGTATGGATTTAAAAAAAGTATGAATAATTTTTATGACACGTGTACTGGTCTAAATAGGCCCATTGAAAAATGGTCAGATTTTCTTAATACATGTCAAAAAAATAAGGATTATAATAAAATAGAAGAATACATTATTTACTATATTTCTTTGTATGCGAATGATTTGATGCGAATGAAAGATGATTATGCTATTAATATTCTTCATACAAATATAAAACGGTGGGATAAAATAAGTAATAAATACAAAATATATAGTTCTAAAGATAATAAATTTATAAACTTGTCATTTTTGTTATTAGAATTCTATGTAAGTTTCTTAAAATATTCCAAAGATGATTCTTTTAAACATATATTCGATGAAATTGAAATGTATTTGGTGTATAATGATTTTAGTAATATAATAAAATATGCTTATGTAAATAAGTTTCATTCAGTAATAGATAAACTATTAGATTATGATAGGGCATTATTGTCCCAAGTTAAAGAAATTCTTGAATTAAAGGACGCAAATGTTAGGTATCCTATTTCGGCTAAAAAGTTATTTAAACTTCTAATTACTAAGTAATTATTATAAATAATTTGATGTATTTAGCTTGGGATGTTGGTGTAAAAAATTTAGCCTATTGTTTAACCGACAAAAAGGGCAATATTGTAAAATGGGATATAATAAATTTAACAAATCAACGGACGATTAAGTGTGAAGGCACTAATAAAAATGGTTCTGAATGCTCATCCCAATCTATGGGGTTTGATAATAAATCGAGACGTTTCTATTGTAAAAAACATATGAAAGATAAAACGTGTAAGGATTTGTATGTATGTTTTGAGTGTAATACTAAGTGTAAATATATTCATAAAACACAGAATATATATTGCTGTGCCAAACATCTTCCAGAGAAGGACCAATGTGAATATAGTGAAGTTATAAATAATAAAAATGTCACTAAAACATCATTAAGTAAACTGGGTAATAATCTAATTGATAAGTTAGATGATATTCCAGAACTACTTCAAGCAACTACTATAGATATTGAAAATCAACCGGCTTTGAAAAATCCTACAATGAAAAGTGTCCAGATGATTTTGTATACTTATTTTTTAATACATCTAAAAAATAAAAAGTACAGTTTGAATTTAGTTTCAGCAAGAAATAAATTGAAATTCGACTTGGAAAATGAAGATATAAAAGAAACAAAGAAAATAACTGATAATTACAAGAAAAATAAGAAATTAGCCATTGATTTTACACGAGAGTTTTTAAAAAACACTCCGGACTGGTTAGAATATTTCGAAAATTATAAAAATAAAAAGGATGATTTGGCAGATGCCTATTTAATGATTAGGTATAGACTAAAAACTATTTAAGAGAATTGCGTTAAGATAAAATTATAAGTTTCTTTTTTTTACATAATGGAGGAAATAAATATACAACCTCATAGCGACTTGCAACCTATAAGTTTAGATAACGAACCTATTAATTTAGATAATGACATTAATCTCACTACAAATATTGATACTGGTGGCGATGATTTTGGACTTGATCTACTTATAAATCCCAATAAAAGATCACCGAAAAACTCGGTTAGTGAACCACCCAGTAATTCATACGTTTCTGAGCCTAGTGTTAGTGTAAAATTGGATGACACTCTCGATTTGAATAATGATGTTTTTAAATTGGAAGACACTATACCTAGTTCAAATGATAATATGAATATTCATGACCGTAATACGAATTTTGAATCTAAAAGCAGACCTGTTAATGATTATTTTAATTCACCATCGAATAATAATAACGTTTCCTCGAAATCATATGATACTGAACCACGACCAGATAAATTCGAAATTTTATGTCAACTCGAAAGATTAGAAAAACGTGGTGTCAAGCTTTCAAAAAGTTATAATATGGATTCTGACTATGATGAAATGAAGAGAGAATTGGACCGTATAAGCAAAGGACGTGAAATTGATAGAAGTGTTCGATTTCAACGTAAGATGATGGTGGCGTTTGTTACGGCAGTCGAGTTTATGAATAATAAATTTGACCCTTTGGATGTTAAGTTGGATGGTTGGTCAGAAAGTGTCCACGAAAATATCGATGATTATGACGATATTTTTGAAGAACTACACGAAAAATATAAATCGAAGGCATCAATGCCACCAGAATTGAGACTCATTATGATGTTAGGTGGTAGTGGTTTTATGTTCCATTTAACACAAACATTGTTTAAGTCTTCATTGCCAGGATTGGGTGATATCATGAAACAGAACCCGAATTTAATGAAAGACTTCGCAAGTGCCGCGGCATCTAGTATGAAAACAAAGGAACCAGGTTTGGGTGGTTTAATGGAAGATATTGTAGGTGATAGTTTTAAGACTAAATCGTCAAACGCACGACCTGAAATGCGTGGACCACCTAATTTAGATGATATACTAAGAGATGTTAATTCTTCATCAGGAAGTGGTATTAATATAGAAGATGTATCAAATTTTAGTGAAAGCGATCTTGAACACACGAAGGGTATTCAGTTGAAAAAAACAAAAAATAATAAGAGACAAGTTACATTAGATATTTAATAAATATATTATTTTTTAACAGGTATATGTTGAAGTTCGTATAATTCTTGAATTTTAAGGGCTTTCAAGTATTCGTTTTTTGATATTTGCTTGAAAGGTTTTTTTTTCTTTTTTACAATACCAAATTTAGAATTTTCATTAAATAAATTGCCTACAAATATAACAAACGCGGATGTTAATATAAATGACACAATTATGTCGCGTGTGGCAATGAAACAAATAGTAAATATAATAAATCTTCTGAAAACAGTATTAGCCATAAATTCTTCTTGTGTTTCGCTCAACTCCATCATAAGATACTTAGAACCAATATTCAAAATTATCATAGCAATACCGGCCATATATTTACTTTCATTTAATCCGTTAATAAAACTAATAATTTTTTTGAAATTCATTTATATTTTAGTTAGATTTTTTTTCTTTATAATAAGAAATAAAACCTTCATTTATTTCATTGGAATTTGAATTTAGTGTTAGTGTATAAAATATTACTAATAATATACCTAATAAATAGTTCTCAAGTGTAACTAGTAATATTACTAACATACTAAGTAATTTCAAATATATATTACTATTAATAATATTAATTTGGAACTTATTTATATTTGGATAGAACACAATTAATAATGATAATATTATAGTTAATAAATAGTGTAGATACATTAATATAAAACGAGATTATTTTAATTCTATATTTTAATATTAATGGCGCAAGAAAATAAAAGTTGTACTATGGAAATAAATAAAACAGCAGAAAGTGTTTTAGATTCTATAAAAAGTTTCACTAGTATTTTTTATGGTAAAGGTGTCCAAAGTTTCGGTTCAGGAATTATAGGGTATTTATTAATGTTTCTGGCATATATGGTTTTAATATGTGGAATTATTCCAGCAATACCATTCGCTATAATGATGGCATTTAGTTTAGCTGTAAGTAAATGGTTCTTTTATAAATTTAGAACATTATAATCTAGGTTTATTGTAAATATGAGCTCACAAGAAAAAACTAGCCTTTTTAATTATAAAAAGAATGACATTACCGCTGATGCTATGTGTTATGTCGCAAAAACATTAAAAATTATGCTATCGCTAATATTTCTTTTAATATTAGTAATACTGCTACCTGTATTGCCTTTTATTTGGATTTCATACAAAGGGTTTCACGGTAGATATGGCATTGTTAATATTATTAAAGATGTAACCAAAATATGAAACTTTTTTTCTAAATTAATATTAATGCCCTTTGCAACTTTAGACGAAGCTTGGGGAGATATTAAACCATATATCAATTATAACCCCATACTAAATCAAAATAATTCAAATGTAGAACAAACTACAACAAAAATGGAAACTATTAGAGTAAATGAACCAACTATTCAAAATAATGCTAATACTGATGAAAAATTAAATAATTTAGAAAATAATATAGAGAAAAATAATATTGACCTTAAAAATGAAATAGTTAAACTTAATAATAAAATAGAAAAACTTATTAGAAGTAATAACAAACAAGTCAATGCTATTACTAATAATGACTTCTTAACAAAAAATATGAATGATATATTGTTATTTATGATTTTTGGCTTATTTATAATGCTTTTAATGGACTTATTTTACAAAATTATTTGTTCAAAAATCTCAAGGAAATAGATTTTTCTTGGGTTTTCAATGAAAACAACAGATTTTTCTTGGGATCTACGAAAATAGATTTTTCTTGAATATATCCAATGTTTTATTGTCATACACTAAACTATTTGTTGGTTTGAAATCTTCTATAGATTTGAACCGTCTTTCTTTTTTCTGTAATGATTTAAAATTCTTAGGATTCTTCTTTCCTTCCCAAGAAATAAAAATAAAATTCGGATTATAGTATTTAATATAAAATCCGTTTTCTGTTAGGGTTTTTACTAAATATAATATACAATTATTCATATTATATAGAGGTGACCCATAAATATAAGGTGGAACTTCATATAAACAATAATCTGGTCCTTCGGGAACTTTAGCCACGGTTTTAATACGTTGATGACATTTTTTTAATACTATATCGTAGACTTCATTCTTGTGTTTGATTTTCTCAGTTTTTTCTTTATGTAATTCGTCTATATTTATCATAGAACTCATATAATATATAGTGTGTTATTTTTTTTATTAATTTTTACGGTATAATGTTAATGGTAAAGAATTTGGTTTTGAGCGGTGGGTCAATGAAAGGACTTGCTTATATAGGTATGATTAAATGTATAGAAGAATACGATATAGTTAAAAAAATAGATAACTTTATAGGAACATCTATAGGGGCGTGTGTATGTTTTTGTTTGTTGATTGGTTTCACGTATGAAGAATTATATGATGTTTTCATAAACCTAGATATAAATAAAGCCCGAAATATCAATGTCGATAATATATTAAACTTTGGTACTACATACGGCGTTGATAATGGTGAAAAAATAGTAAAAATACTTAAGGTTTTTTTAAAAAAAAAATTACATGTGAATTCTATTACGTTTTCCGAATTATATGAAAAAACTCAAAAGAATATAACTATTATTGGTAGTTGCTTAAATACAACTAGCGTAGAATACTTCAATCTTAAGAATAATCCAAATATGGATGTTATAGATGCTTTACGTATATCTATATCTATTCCTTTGTTTTTTACCCCAGTTATATACGAAAATAAATATTATGTAGATGGTGCCCTCACGAATAATTATCCAATAGACATTTGTGTAAATAATAATAAAGAAACAATGGGCGTTGTATTAACTAGTAATACTTATACATACACAGAAATTAATAGTATAGATAATTATTTAATTAGTATCATAAATACTAACTTTGTTCATCAAGACAAAGAAAAAATAAAGAAATATCACGACATTACAATTGATCTAGAAATAGAATGTAATTCATTCGATTTTAGTTTAAGCACTGACATAAAAAAAGATATTATTAATCAAGGATATTTAATAACCAAATCACAAATAATAAAAAAATATAACTATTTATTAGATAAACCTAAATTGTTATTAAAAGAATAATTTAATTATTTTTTTGTAACCATAAAATAACAGCATCAGATGTTCTTTCACCTTGATATTCCTTCGCGCCATTTGCGGAATGTAATTTGACAGTTGGTAACCCTTCAATGTTTTCTTTTTCGGCAACATCAGCGTTTTCTTGGCAATCAATTTGTTCAACGTGGATATTGACACCGTTTACTTCTTGGGAATCGCCGAGTTTTTTCCATTCTTCTCTGAAACCAGTACAATGAGGACACCAAGGAGCATAGTATAATACTAGTCTAGGTTCTTCATCACTATGAGCGGAGAAATTTTCGTTTTTACGATTGAGGTAGTGTTTTACCAAAAGAACAAGAATTGCTACTAATAGAACAAAAATAACAACATTTTCTACCATATTTCTATCTACTTTTTTAAGCATCTTATTCATATTTACTTTAACCATAATAATATTATATTAGAAAATAATTAAAACCGAGAACCTCTTTTCTCTGTTAATAATTCTTTATTTACTAATTCATCGCGATTATCTTCGCGATTATCTTCGCGTTCATCAAACTTTTCACATATATAAAACGACATTAATATCAAAATAACAAACATTATTAAAATCAAATTAATCATATATATCTATAGTTGAAAATAAATCCATAGGCATTGGACCTAATTCGAAATATTTCTTATGAAATTCTTTAATGTTATTATTCGTATTAATTTTATTCTTTATTTGTAGTTTTCCTAAATAATACCCCAATGCTTGTCCTGGATCGGCAATATATCTATATAATTCACTTTTATTTTCAGTAATATTATTTTTAATATATTTATTCATCGTTTCTAATGCTTTATCAAACGACCAACCATAATAATGAATTCCTGTATCAATCATTAAACGGACTGATCTTAATATTTGATAATTATATTTTCCATATAAATTCTCCTTAGTTTTATGGCTAACAAGATCCTCTACATACAATCCATAACCTTCATAATACCAATCATAATTATACAGTTTTAATATATCTGGTACATTTGAATGTTTAAATAAATATTGTAAATGTAAATGATGACCTGGAAACCCCTCGTGAGCCAATAATGTTTTCAGTTCGTTCATTTTTGGATTAACTTTATAATTAATATACATAGTCTCTTGTATAAAATTATAATAAATGTCTGGGGAGTTTTCTCTATTTATTATTTTAATTTTCATATTACTACCAATATTTGCGTATTTTTTGGGAAAATGGTGCTTCAATTCTTCAATCAATTCAGTATTCATTTTTTTAGAATAATTAATTAATTGTTCTTTTGATTTAGGGCGTTGAATTTTGATGGGACCTATTTTATCCATTAGTTTTTTTGTAATTGATGTATGATACCGTCCCAATTCCATTATATCTTTTATAGAATACACCGAACCATAACTATTTTTAACTATAAATTCATATTCTTTTTTGCCATTAGGTAAAAAACAATGGCCTATTGTAGTCCTTGCATGTTTGATGTATTCTTTTTCTAGAAACTTTATAATTTTTTTTAAATGGGGTAGCATCTTTATTTTACAACTCTGGGCAAAATATTGATTCTTTTTATTATCAAAAGAGTCATGTGAAGATATATACTTTTTATATCCATTAATCATCTTTTTCACTAAAATAATAGGTAATGTATATTTCCGTTTTATTCCTTCTCGAAACCGGTCAATGATACTATCTGTTATTTCTCCTAAATTGTCTAAGCGCTTTGTTATACTAACGAAGTCTTTCTTTTTTTTATATATAATTAAACCATCTTCATTAATATTATCTATAATATCTTCATAAATACAATTTTGATAAGTAATAGGTATATACTTGAAATTATATTTATTACTTTCTAATTCTAGTAATATTTCGTGTTTAATTATTTTTTCGACAAATGTTAATTGTGATTTATTAGTTAATCGTTTCAAATATTTATTGTTTAATTTCTGTAATTTTTCATCATATAGATCAGAATAAATATTAGTCATCTTATCAGTATAATCAGTATATTTAAATAAATCATTTATTTCAGGGTTCAATTCTATTAATTCTTCGAGGTATAATTTATGTGTCATATCTAAAATAATTATATATTATAATAATCCGAAATCCTGTTATATATCATAATTAGGATTATTTAAAGTAAAGGTTTCCTTAGAAAATAACGATTTTATATCGTTTTCGTGTCTATTAAATATGGAATACATGTTTGTATGTCCTATTTTAGGATTATCTATTGTTATGTCGCTTAAAAATTTTACTATATTATAACATTCATAATGCATTTTATATAGGTAAAATGGTGTTAATAGAGTATTATAAATATCATAAAAGAATGTTAATGCGTGAAATTGATATAATCTAAAAAAGAAGTCTTTGTGTGTTTTATCTTTAATTGTCACGTCATTGATACAATTAATCACCTTTTTCAATTCAATTAATTTATCATCTGGATAGTAAATCTTTTTTTCTTTCATTGATTTTCGCATTATTGCGATTAATGTTGCCATTAAACCTAGAAACCACAATGTATTTTTTGATTTAAATATATATAAATTTGTTAATGCCTTTTCATTTAACACCGATACAATTATCAACATTATAAAAAAGGAACTCAAGATGAATACAAATAAATCACAAACAATACTTATTATTCTAATTGGGAATTGATTATTATATTCATTGGCTATAATACAAGATTTCAATTGTTTTTCGTGAAATTCGTGGTATAATTCATTATAATTTCTAAATTTCCATTTGGCATAATGTGTCCAATGTTTTGAAGATATTAAACCTGGATTATTGTAAAATTTTTCGCCATATTTAAATAAACTTCTAAGCAACATAAAAGGTAATAATATTGGCATAAATATGAAATTCAATATTGAAACCGTAAGCAATTTATTTTTAATAATAGTTATATATTTTTTATTCAAATAAAGGAAATCGCGATTATATTTATAATCATTTACAAAAATGGGATTAATAAAACAATACTTTATATTCCATTCCATTAATGGTGATAGATTTGATAAGTCTATTATTTCCTTATCGACTAATGAGATTAAATAATTGTCACGTATGGTTATTTTATTATTGATATAGTACACATTAATATCGTTATGCATATACACTTTATGAAATTTCTCTATTATTTTTTCCCATTTATAATTAACTAGGTCTAGGTCCCCTATTCCTAAAATATTATTATAGAAGTGCTTAATGTATTTATAATTATATATTGATGATACTAGTATTCCTACTTTTATTACTAAATATAACAAATAACTAATAACTAATATGAAATTATAAAAATTCAATTTAAACATATTAGACATATTTACACAATCTTTCAATAAGGTTTCGTCTTCCAAAGTTATTAATTTATGCCAATCTACACATTTCACTAAAAACAAAGTATAAAATAACACAAATGAATTGTTTAATATATACACGAGTTGTTGTGATATTATATTATAGTATCCTTGTTCAACATAATATTGGTATAGTTTGTTAAGGAAAGGTTTGCGTAAATAATATGACTGTAGTTCTTCTACCGATAAATTAACCAGCGATTCCATTTATTTTATTTCTCTTTTTACGTTTTTTATCTTTAGGTTCTTCAAAAATCCATTTGAATATTTTAGATTTGGGTAATACTAATTTATATATAGTATAATAACTTAATCCAATTATTAAAAATGACGATAGATAAACAATTAAATATGAAAGTATTGTATTCATTAGTATTACCTAGAATACTATTTCTAAATGAAAAATAAAAATAAAAATATTAACTAAAATTTTTTAATAAAACTTTTATAGACTGTTTTATTTACAATTCAATATCCTTAGGCATTTTAGCAACTTTCGTTTTAGCACTAAGAATATAAATACTATTTTCCGTAACTATTAAATATTCACCTTCACTTTTATATATATTAGTAACTGGTGATGTGTGTTCATCTAAACTTTTAAATATAATTTTATCAGTTTCATTGGCACAAATATAGATACTATCTTTACACGAATCCAAGTAAAAATATGTTTCTACAGGTTTCCCGATTTGTAAAGATAACTTAAATGCTTGTATTAATGTTTTGTTTGAGGGTATAGTAACTTGACTCATTATTATATATTTTTAATAAAAAAAAAAAATGAATTTTAACCTCACCATGCGTTTAAAGCATACAATCGAAATTCGCTGGAACATATTTCGTATTTTTAAGGATTTTCCCAGTAGATTTATTATAAACAACATATCTATTATTATCATAACATAGTCTATAATCTGGACTATCATATCGGTGTTCATTTTCTTTATACCATTGAACGGTCGTTTTAGCATCATCTTCATTCGCACATACTTTAGACATATTGGAACTATGGACAATGTCAAATGAACGATTCAAATCAATACCTAAATAACAACCCAAAAGATATGTATTTACCAAAATACTAAGGAGATTCGTTTTAGTTTCTTCATAATTTTTTTCCTGAATAGTTGTAAATAAATTCGCGTCTAAATTCTGTAGTTTATCCAAATAATGATTTGCTAGTGATAAATTGTAGAATTCATCTTTAACCGTTCTATTACCAATATGCATTGGAGCAAATTCAGGTACATTCGTTAAAATATTATCATAAATAGTTTGAGATGAGTTCGCAGTTTTGTCTGTGTTATAGTAGAGTTCATTAATATTAAATCCATATGATGATGCTGCACCATATACAACATATAATATATCCGTTAAAGCATCGATAACTTCAATAAAATCGTGGGTTTCAAATGCTTCAGCTAATTCACCAATTTCTTCTTTAATAAGTGAATATCTTAAATTAGCAAGTTTAGGATTTTCATCAAATACATTATTCTGTTCTTCTTCATAATGTGCCAATCCAAATGTTCTGTTGAATTCAATTACTTTTTCAAAATTAGTAGCCATGATTGATATGTATCGTGTCAATTGTTTTAAGTATTTTTTTCTACAAATATATTAATGTATTTGGTTATAGGAAAACCAGATTGTATTTATTGTAAAAACGCAATTATATTACTCAATTTTAAAAATCAAAACTATATGTTCCTCGATTTAAATACAAATCCAAACCATAAATATAAAAAATATATACCAAAAAATTATAAATATGTCCCACAAATTATTAATATTAACAAAAATAAAATAAAATTTATAGGTGGTTATTCAGACCTCAAAGGGAAACTTCAAGTTGGTGGGAAAAATAAAAATAAAACTAAAAAGAAATCAAAAATTGGTGCTTGTTCACCTAAATATAGTTTAACTAAAAATAAAAATGGAACATGTTATGATAAAGACGGTCTTATAGAACTCATTAAAACCTATAATCTAACGAATAATGGAAATGGAAATGGAAATGGAATAAATTACAAAAAAACGGAAAGTGTCAATAGTCTTTGGAATAAACTTAATGAAAAATTAAGTGCGAAATGCTCAGATGAGTCATGTTGGAGTGAAGTTACTAATAATATGAAATTACTAAAAAAACATTTTATTCCTAAAAAACCCAATTCTTGGAAAAACTCACCGAATGAATGGCTTTCAACTATTGATATCGAGAATGTATTAAAACAATACGAACATAAGCACAATGATTTTAAATTTCTCGGTTGTGTTCCAGTAGATTTCGATACACGTTTAATGCCTGGTATTTGTGTCGATAAAACACTATGTAGTTTCGAATTGAAAGATTATTTAAATAAACAAATAACACGTATGGGCGCTGTGTATAATATAGATAAACACGATGAACCCGGTTCTCATTGGGTTGCTAGTTATATAGACCATAATAAAAAAGAAGTCTATTATTTTGATTCTGTCGGTCTTAAACCACCCCCGGAAATAGATAATTTTAATAATAAAGTAGTCGCCCAAGCAAAGGAATTAGGATACACATATGATTATAAAATAAATAATAATGGACATCAAAAAAAGGATACAGAATGTGGTATATATTGTATAAATTTTATAATAAATATGTTAGAAACCGGTGATTTTAATACACACGTCAATAATTATATGCCAGATGATTTAATGGCTAAAAATAGGGATAAATATTTCTCATAAGTTTATTATTTAAATAAATAAAATCTTACTATTATATCAAATATGTCTAATAATTATTTAGTTAATTTACTTGTTGCCAATCGTGGCAATTTATCGCCCGATTTCAATAAACATTTAGATTTTATCATTCAAAAAATAAATTCTTCTCCCAAAAAAATTACAAATATTCAAACAATAAAAGATATGGGTTCTATTAATATAGGCACACCCGATCAGCCTATTAATGTACCAATACAAAATTTAGACCCTTTATTAACTTATTTACAGGAAAATTTGTTTATTAGTTCAACAAATGATAAATTAGTTTTCTACATAAGTATATTAAACCATAAAGATTTCAACTATGGACAACCAAAAATTACACAAAAAGAGAAAGATTATATTAATAGATTTGTTCAAAAATTAAACGTGGAAAAAATCGGAACAAATAAACTAGCATCTTTCCCTTATTTTCTTGATAATATAGTAATTCCCTTTATTAATCAAGTTCGCGCAAAGTGTAGCGATGAGTCTTCACAAATGGACCCACTTACTACATTTGATAAATGTGATATCAAAACACAAACAAATATTAAGGAATTAATAAAAAAAATAGAAGGCGAAAATCAAGGAAATTCATTTTTTATGGTACAATCTGAAAGTTCACTTAATAATATACATATTAAACAAGAAAATACTTTTGTATCATCGCAAAATAATGAAAGTTTAGAAGGAACACAGAATATTATAAACTTTGTATCTAGAGAATTATCAAATAAAGCGAAAAATGAAACCGAAGGAAATATAAGTTCTAATAGTGTAGAAAATTATTTAAGAGAAAACGATCCCACCGTTGCATATGACAAATCTAAAACAGTTGACATTACTTCACCCCAAGCATTAGGAGTAGGTGATCCTTATTTTGATAATCAAGTAGCTAAAGATGCCACATATTTTAGTTCAAATTACAAGAATATGACAAAGAAAACACAAGTTGTTATTGCCGATGTTTATAATGGCACAAGTGGAACATATCCATACGCCATTACAGACCATAAAGTAGAATTTAGTGAAAACCTTATTGTTGCTTCCGAATCGGACGTCCAACTAGAATTTATGAATTTACACGAAATACACGGTAATTCTACAGTTGCTACAAGAAAATCACTTGAACATTACCACGGATTCATATTAAAAATATCGGAATTATCGAAATATTTCAATTCAATATCAAATATGGGTAATTTAACAGGAACATTTTATCTTCCAAATGATACCTTTGGCTTTCAAGATAACAATGAACCCAATATTATTGAAAGTGGAGCTATT